GAGAGTACGAACTTGAAGATAATCGAATCTTAGTTGTCGAAGAAGAAGGTATGATTAAAGAAATCAAAGCCCAAGAAGAAAAAGAAGATGAAGAAGAAGACAAAGAAGAAATGAGATATGTAACAAGAGAGGAGTTCAGAAAAGAAATGGATGAGCTAAAAGATATGGTAGAAAAGATGATGAAACCAAAAGATAAAGAGGAGATGTCATCTGATTTACAAGAACAAGTATCTTTAGCAGTTACAGAAGTTTTAGATAGCGAAACAAAGGAAAAAGAAGACCTTAAAAAGGAACTTTCAAAACCAGCAGCAGAGCCACTAAAACACAGTCCTGAACAAGAGAAATCAAGTAAAGGTTTTCAGTTTGCAAAAAACAGAAGAATGTCAACACTTGACAGAGTAATGGAACAAATAATAAATAAATAAAAATAATAATTATGGCAGTTTTAACACACGTTAATAATGATGTTGTAAGAATCAAAAATGATGTTGATGCAGTATCAGCAGCAGTTACTCTTACATCAGCAGATAGTGGTAAATGGTACGAACTTGCTGCATCAGCAGGAGTTACAGTAACATTACCAGCAGTAGAGTCTGGACTTAATTTTAGATTTGTTGTAGCAAACGCGTTTGATACATCAAATTATATCATTGATAGTGCAGAGGGAGATAATATAGATGGCATTTTAGTAGTAAATGGTGCATCTGTTGCAGCTTCTGGAGAAGATCAAATAAACTTTGTAGCATCAGCAGAATCAGTAGGAGATTTTATTGACATCTGGTCAGATGGTAACAAGTGGTATGTTTGGGGTATCGGAAACAGCGCAGGTTCAATAACAGCTACTGATCCAAGTTAATAATAAAAAAAAATAATATATAAGATATGGCTACTACAACTTCAATAACAACTTCATACGCAGGCGAGTTCGCAGGTGAGTATATTGCAGCAGCTCTTTTGAGTGGAGTTACGTTATCACAAGGAGGGGTTTCAATCAAACCCAACATTAAATTTAAAGAAGTGGTTAAAAAATTATCAATGGATGCAATTTTAAAAGATGCATCTTGTGATTTTGACCCCACTTCAAATGTAACATTAACAGAAAGAATCTTACAACCAGAGGAGTTTCAAGTAAACTTACAACTTTGTAAAAAAGATTTCAGACAAGACTGGGAAGCTAACAGTATGGGCTTTAGCCAATACGACAATTTACCAAGTCAATTTTCTGATTTTTTAATTGCACAAGTTGCAGCAAAAGTTGCTGAAAAAGTTGAACAAAATATATGGCAAGGTGCTACTGCAAACAATGGGGAGTTTGATGGCTTTCAGGCATTGTTGACTGCAGATAGTGATGTTGTTGATGTTTCAGGAACTACTTTGAGTAAATCAAATATTATTGCAGAACTAGATAAAGTAATAGATGCTATTCCTAGTGGTGTATATAATAAAGAAGATTTAAAAATTTACATTCCTACAAGTGCAGCAAAGTTTTACATTCAAGCACAAGCAGCTTTAGGTTATAGAGAACTTTATAACGTTGGTAAAACAGAGATGAACTTTCAAGGCATTCCATTATTTACTGCTCCGGGCTTAGGTGCAAATAAAATGGTTGCAGCTGAATCTTCAAACCTATTCTTCGGAACTGGTTTATTGAACGACTGGCAAGAAGTAAAGCTTATTGATATGGCTGACATTGATGGAAGTCAAAATGTAAGAGTTGTTTTGAGAGGAAGCGCAGGAGTGCAGCACGGTATCGGATCTGATATTGTATTGTATTCGTAATATTGATTAACATAAGAAAGGTAGGTGGGTAAAAGCCTACTTGCCTTTTTTTTTAAAAAAATAAAATTATGGCTTGTTTATTAACAAAAGGAAGAGAGTTGCCTTGTAAATCAGGGGTCGGTGGATTAAAGTCTGTTACTTTTGCAGATTATGGCACATTAGGAGCTTTGACTATTGCGAACAGTTTAATTACAGATTTTGGTGGCACTCCCACTTTTATGAAATTTGATATTAAAGGGAACTCAACACTTGATACAACCGTAAACTCATCAAGAGAAAACGGTACAACTTTTTACGAAAGCACACTTACTTTAAACTTGACTTTTCAAGAAGAAAAAACACAAGATGAAATTAAGTTACTTGCAGTATCTCGACCACATATAATAGTTGAAGATTATAATGGCAATTTTAGATTAGTTGGTAAAGATCACGGTTGCGAATTAACAACAGGTACATTTTCTAGTGGAGCAGCTATGGGCGACCTATATGGTTACTCACTTACATTTGTTGCTCAAGAAACAGAAGCACCTGACTATATAGCTACCGCAGCATATAATGCAGAAACACAAGGATCACAAATTGATGTAAATTAAGTATTTTGATACTTTCGAAAATTAGAGGGTTTTATACCCTCTTTTTTTTTACAAAAATTTGTCTTTACTTTGTTATATAGATATGAAGATTTTAACTACAAGTGCTACTGGGCAAAGTATAAAAATAATTCCTAGAAGTTTTGTAGCAGTAAATAACATAGTTATAAGAGATGAAGTTACAAACGAAAGTTATACTTATAGCAATATATCTACATCTTTTACAAATAATAATTATGCAACAATATCAGTTTCAGGTACAGGTATGGTCGATAGTTCAGGCAACACAATTTTAAAAGAAAATAGATTTTATAATTTAACAGTTAACACTTCATCAGATACAATATACAGAGATAAAATTTTTGTTACAAACCAAAGCCTTACAAATGGCAACTATGATATTAATACTGGACAATATACAAGCATATCATTTGATGATGAATACATTACAATATGAGTGATTTAAGAGTAATTAATTTAAGCACATACACAAGCCCTGAAATTGTAGAGGTATATAATAGGGATTACATACAATATGGCGAGGACAACTTGTACTTTAAATATTTAATTGATCGTTATAATGGTAGCCCAACAAACAACGCAATCATTAATGCAATAAGCGAAATGATTTATGGCAAAGGTTTAGATGCTACTGATAGTAGCATAAAACCAAACGAGTACGCACAAATGAAAGTTTTATTTCAAAACCAATGTGTAAGAAAATTATGTTATGATCTAAAACTAATGGGTCAATGTGCTATACAGGTAATCTATTCGCAAGATAGGTCAAAGATCGCACAACTAGAACACTTGCCTGTTGAGACACTACGAGCAGAAAAAAGCGAAGATGGAGACATAAAGGCATATTACTACGCACCTGATTGGGAGAAAGTTAAACCACAAACTGAACTAAAAAGAATACCAGCATTTGGCGAAAGCAAAGAAAGTATTGAGATTATGTATATAAAACCTTACAGGGCAGGTTATTTTTATTATAGTCCTGTAGATTATCAGGGTGGTTTGCAATATGCAGAGCTTGAAGAAGAAGTTAGTAATTATCATTTGAACAACATACTCAATGGTTTAGCGCCATCAATGCTAATAAATTTTAACAACGGTGTGCCCAACGAAGAAGAAAGGCGACTTATAGAACAAAGAATATACCAAAAGTTTAGTGGTAGTAGTAATGCAGGTAAATTTATTTTAGCTTTCAACGACAACCCAGAAGCACAAGCCAGTATTGATCCTATTCAATTAAGTGATGCACACAATCAGTATCAGTTTCTAAGTGAGGAAAGTACGAAAAAAATAATGGTTAGCCACAGGGTAGTTAGTCCAATGCTATTAGGCATCAAAGATCAATCAGGTTTAGGTAATAATGCAGATGAATTAAAAACTGCAAGTATATTAATGGATAACACAGTTATTAGACCATTTCAAACTCTTTTGATTGATCACTTCGAAAAAATATTAGCATACAATAATGTATCACTTAAATTATATTTCAAAACACTACAACCACTTGAGTTTACAGATTTAGAAAATGTTGATGATGAAGAAACAAGAGAAGAAGAAACTGGTGTAAAAAGAGATGATTTAAAGAAAGATTACTATTTAGGTGGTGATCTAGGATCACAAGTAGCAGACAATGTTATAGCAAAAGGAGAAGATATGGGTGATGAGTGGGAGTTAATTGATGAAAGATTAGCTTTGGAAGATGAAAGCGAGATACAAAAATATTTTGAATTCGCTACAGTTGTAACAGGTGATGCAAGAAAAAAAAGCATACAGGACACAGATTTATTCAGAATCAGATACGCATATTCAGGAGATTTGACAAGAGATGAAAATGGCAAAGTAGTTACCAGAGAATTTTGTAGAAAAATGCTAAAAGCTAACAAAGTGTATCGTGTTGAAGATCTAAACAAAATAAGTAAAGCTAATGTAGATCTTAGCCCTGCAGATGCAAAAGGCGAGGGTTATAACATATGGTTATACAAAGGTGGAGCGAATTGCCATCACGTATGGCTTCGTAGAGTATATTTAAAAAAGAATAACAAAAAAATATCAGTAGGTAGAGCAAGAAAAATAATTAGTGCATTACCACTTGATGATAGAAAAGGTGCAAGATTTGAAGGTCCATCTGCACCAAAGAAAAACCAAAACCCAAGAGAAGTGGCAACGAGACCTATTGATATGCCCAATAGAGGATATAAAAACCCAAGATAATTATGGCGACTGCATTATTTATAACACGAAAACAATTAGTACAAAATTCTATTTTAGATGGAAATGTTGATACTGATAAGTTTATTCAGTTTATAAAAATAGCACAAGAGATACATATTAGAAATTATTTAGGCACAGATCTTTATAATAAAATCAGCACTGATATAGCAGCTTCAAATTTATCAGGGGATTATTTAACACTAGTTCGCACATAT